GCCGCAAACAGGTTTACGGTGCTGGTGCCGGTGCAATTAATGAATTGCGTGACGCCATTACTGGCCGTGACTGCGATCGTGCCACTGCCGCTGGCAACAAAAGTGATGGTATCTGGAATCGCGGTCCAGGCTCCATCACCACGGAGATAGTTTCCACTGCCTGGGCTTCCGCTGCCCAGTCGAGCGACAGCGACCGTCCCAGAGGCTACAGCCGTGCCGTTTAACGCAGTCACCGCAGCCCCATTGACGGCGAGCAGAGTTCCCCCTGCTCCTACGACGGCGCTGATATCAACACCATCAACCGTGACGCCCGCTGAAGCAGTCAGATTGCCTGTCAGCGCGTCACCACGTTTGTCCACGCCATTTAGGACTTGGGCGAAATTTGAATTGACCTGCGCAGACAGAATATCCGTGCCTGCACTAAAGGTAAATGGGACAGTTAGGGCCATTTAAGTGCGCTCAAGGAAAAGAAGCAATCGGGTGGAATAATTGGCTACCGTAGACCGAAGAACGATATAGCCAGTACCCCAGGCCAGGGTGGCGGGGTCATTAGACTGGTACAGATGTGCCACAGTCTCCGTACCAGCATTATACACAGTTCCTGGGGTAATGTCAAGCCATCGAACCGCATTCAAATCATTTGGATTCAAAATGGTATACGGAATAACATGATCTCCGGCAGCCACGGCAAAGGTAACATCGACATATTCATAGCGTTTATAGGGGAGGGATCGCCGCAGGGCGGCATCACGAAGCAGAATCGTGATGTCGTGTTTAGGCATAATAACGATCGCCCAACATGCGTGCCATGATGGCCAACTTTTGTACTATTAATTCACGGCCAGGGGTGTAGACGAAAATGACTGGACGCAATGCGGTTCCACTTCGACCAACAGAGAGCCGTTGTTTGAGACTCGCTGATCCCGTCCATGTCGCCGCATCCCAGTCTGCGGTATCCCACAAGGATTCTCCCAGGACACTATTTGTGACTGGTGTGGAGACATCTTCATCAAATTCTAATTGGGTGGACACATAGGCATCGGCAATGCCGAAGGGCGCGCTGAAGTGATAATACAAGCGGTCAAAGCGTTTACGAAGAAAGGGTTGATCGAAGTCCATCCATCGCCCATAGAAACGAAAGTCCGGGCTACCAATGTAATAGGTATACGTTGTGCTTAAGACTAACGGGGTGACGGCTGTCGCGAGCGTCAAGGCACTCGCGGTATTGCTGGTAATGCGCACGCGATCAACAGGAAGATAATCTCCATCTACAATAACCACATAGCGATTCGCTAATCCCGATCCTGTGGTATAAAATCCCGTTCCAGCAATTTCGGTAATAGACGTAGCCACAGGAATGAATTCTCCCGTCAGCGTCCCTGAGGGCACCCCGTCATTTTTATAGCTGGTACTAAAGTAGAATAACTGTCCGTAATAGCCGCCCAGATACAAACTTGTCTCCGAGCTTGTATTGACCGCTGTGGCAAACGACGCCGCGTCAATCGTGCTCCAATAGGACGCTTCAAACCGTCGTAACGCGTAGTTAAAGACAATCATCCGATCGTTGATGGACGATCCCAGGCTCGATACAGACCAGACAATACGATCAGCCGTGGGGTCATGCCCCGCATAGATAAAGGCACTTCTTGTGCTATTCAACTCGGTGGTCACGGCTGAGAGGCCGAGAAGCATTTGCCCAACGCGATTGATATCCGTGCCGTCATAGACGACCGGTCCGACCGCACGGTCCCACCACGCAATGTTTCCCGGCATGCTGACAATGGAATTCCGACTCGCACAGCCAATCGTGAGGTCGATGGGTTTGAGTGTCCACGTTTGTGGGTCGTTTCCGTAGAGCCCCCACGTGCCCGTCGTGAGGAAGATCATTAGCAACTCATCAGAATACTGATGGAGTCCTATGATTTTATCCCCTTCCCCGGTTTCAATGGGCTCAAAATTATTCGTGCCAAAGTTATCTGCTTGGTCTTGTTTTGACCAATAGATATTTCGTCCATCTGCACAGATTAAGCGTCGCCCAAATGCCGTCACATGGGTAATCGTGCTTGCCGGAGGATCGTTTTCTGAGGTGGACGGTGCCACCGTTGTTTGTGCGGCAATCGTGGCGGCACTTAAATCAAGATACGCCGCTGTCGTGGCAATCGGAATGTTCCCATCGGTTACAATATCCGCGCCTGCAACATTTTCAAAGGTCAAGACTTTATAGAGTTTCGACTGTGTGGTCTGCCGACGAATGAAGATACGCCAATGTGTATATTGCGCCGTCTCTGCTGTACTGGGCGAAATGGTGACACTAATACGACGATTGGCCCCGCCCAGGGTGACGGTTTTCAGCGTGGAGGATGAGGATTCTCCTCCAGATGTACTGTTGTAGGAGGTCACCGTCACATCATAGGTTTCGGCAGGCATCGAGTTTCCGCCAGTAATGGCGGTATTCTCTGCGGTGACCCAACTGGCAATGGGGCTCAACCCCCACGGGACATACGTTTGGTTGACCAGCGATCGTCGTTCACTCGCGTCGTTCACCAGGAAGAGGCGATTATCTAAGACGGTCCCATCCACAGGCGATGTGCCTGCGCTAAAACAGAGACTCGCTGGAGCGGGAAAATTGGTGGGGGGAGCAAACGCCGCGGTGAGGGTATCGTTTGACTGCCGGTAATACAGCTTGCCATCTGCGGTACACAGCGCCACGTAATTGGTGTAGGCCGATCCGGTATTGTAGGAATAGGGGGCTTGCCAATGAATGGCGGGACACGAGGTCAGGGCCGTGGTATTAACGGTATTGAGCCCAGGACGCGTGCCGATCGACGTGCGCCCTAACCCTGATTTGACAAACGAGGTATTGATGCCCTTTGAAAACGCGTTCTCAGGAATCTGATCCCCATCTGTTGACGTAATAACGCCTGACGCCCAGTCAACAAATTCTTTATAGCTGTCAGCCACGCGGGATAAATCTCGTAAAGGTCGGGCGCCCTCCCAAAGATCGTGCTTGCTGATAGGTCATCTTGAGGGATTGGTCTAACTTTGATAACCGTGCACGCCAATAGGCTTGTTCATCGTCCGTCGCTCGACTATACCCCTGCATCGCCGTTAACGCTTTGAGCACCAGGATGTCATCATGCGATTCAGGCAAATCGGGAATATCATTGTCTTTCACCAAGTAACGGGGTTTCCGGTAAAAGCGATACTTGATGGTGCTACTCCCCGCTGGCGTACCAATAATTTCCATCATCCTATATTGCCGACCAAATTCGTCGGCATTCAAAGCCAGCAATGTATCAGACCCGGAGGTCACCGTGACAAGACGAGCCCAGCTTGCGCCAATCTTTGTAATATCTAATACCACCTCAAACGATGTTGAAGATGTCAGCGTCGTCCACGGCGCACCAGAACTCACCGTTTCGTTGACGTAATCTCCGCTCCCATCAATACCGGATACGATGATTTGATTACTCGCGGATTCCGTGCCCCCAGTTGTGGCAATCGCCACCACTCCAGTTGCTGTTGGTTGCTGCTTGAGCTTGGAAATACCCGCCAACATAAATCTGATGGGTTCCGTCGGCGTGGCATTATCCCAATCGGCTCCCGATTCAAGTAATGACTTGGCCGGGATCTCTTCGAGATAATCTTCTGTATTGGGGTTGAAAAAGTAGAGGGGCTGGTCAAACTCGGGATGCAACGCATACGCCGATTGGCCAGAGACCACCGAGAGGGACTCGGTGCGGGGCCACAACATGAAGTCATAGCGATCTTCATGGAGCAGCTGCTGGTGTTGCTCGTTAATAGAATTTGAGACGAGGTCTCTGAGTAATCCTGTATCCGAGCCATCCGCCATCCATTGCAGGACCGCGTCTTGGAGTTGCTTGAAGGTCCGCATCGGACCTTACTCTTTGAAGTAGGTGATTTCGACGGGAATCGAGGAGGCGGCGAAAATCTTCAATTTCTTGATGTTCTCATAGCCTTCCAGCAACACGATGTCCCCTGCGGCCAGGGGCGTCCCAACCGACGCGGACGGCGTCGTTCCTTCAAACGTGAGGTAGATGGCTCCACTGGAATACACGAGCGCGGAAAGCCCTTTCCCGCCATACGGGGGAAGACCTTGCGAGGCGCCATCCGTACTCGTCATGACCGCGCTTCCGGCAATCACGTTATCAATGGTCGCCGTTGTGGGGGACACCACTGAGTTGTTTGGAGTCAATCGTTCACGGCCATAGGCCTTTTTATGATTGAGCCCAATAAGATTGATAAATGCTGACATGGATTAGCCTCGAAACTCTTTCCCGGTATACCCCACCTGGGGAATTCCGGCAATGCGGGAAAAATCATCGCGTAGTTTGTCTGATGTGTCGTTTACTACTGACTGTCCCAAGCGTGATTGGTGTGCCAAGTTGTTGGCTAAGACCCGTGCATTCAGCCGTTGTGAGGCTCCACGTTCAGGGTCCAGTTTTTTGAGATGCTCAATCAACGTGTCATTGAGAGGGAAATACCCCGCAATCACGCGATGTTCGCGTCCGTGTAATTTGCAGGACGCACACGAGATTTCTCGAATCTCCGCAACCGGCACGGATAAATCTTGTGCACACCGCGGGCACGGCATTTTTGTCCCTGGTCGTATACTAAATAAATAGAGGTATCCATCGCGTTGGCGAATCCCGGCATCGTCTTTACTGCTGCGTATAGGCCCATCATGTGCGCCACGCCGAACCCGTTGTTCAACTTGAAATTCTGATTGCGCCGAACTCCATCGTAAGCGTATTCTCCCTTGAAACTCGTGTTCAAGACGCTTCGTAAATCCTGCCGGAACGGTATACATGCGTGTCCCTCCTCGAAAAAAATGGAGTGGACCCTACGGCCCACCCCACCTCAGTCTTACGACTCCTGTACGATCGTGCCATTCTGGGATTGGATATACCACCCATCTGTGCCATCGCTGATCAACGTAAATCCATCACCCACGTAATCTGCCGCGGTCGCAAAGTAGATGTCTTTATCATCTGTCGCCGTGACACCTGGAGCAATAATTTTGTCAACGGAGGCTGGAGAGACCCCATGCCCCGTGCCACTCGTCGCTGCAATGTTCACAATAAAGTGATAAAAAATACCTTTCTGTGATTTCTGCACTGCCGGGAGTGTGAAGAGAAGCGCCGTCGCGTGATTCCACGCGAAGGTCTTGCCAGAATCGCCAGCGGTGAGCGTCGTTGCTGCCGCTGCCGCGGTAAAATCTCCTCGTTCTGATCGAGGAAGTTTGAGTGCTTTTGCATTTGCCATTCGGAATCTCCTGTAGGAAGGAATGAAGGAAGGGGGGGTTAGCCCCTTCCTTCAGAAGAGAGTGGAGGATTAGCTCCAGACCTCGTTGATACCGAGCAGCGCACCATTCTGGTTCCGCGCCTTGCACATCAGTTCCTGATAAACAAACGCGGTTGCGCCGTAGGCGTCCACGTCGCCACCACTGATGCGGTAGAAGACCGACCCGTCCTTATCCATAAAGTCGAGTGGCGCCATCTGTGCCAAGCTCAGCGAGCTTGGGGTAATCGCAAAGATCGCATTGCGTCGGCACTGCACGTCAGCTACGATCGGCTTCCCGTTGTAGGTCACCGCTTCCCAGCCACCGTCCAGCTTCATGACGTTGTAGAAGACACGCTCATCCTGGCACAGCTTGACATACGTGTCGCGCATGGCCGGATGCACATGGAACATCTTCAAATCCGATTCGTCGATGTTCGACTCGGTGATGATTCGACTCACCAACTGCTGAATCAGCGGGAAACTCAAGTCCTGCTTACTCGCATCGCTTCCGAGAATGACGGCCTTCCAATCGGGGTAGGTCGCCACCGGCAAGCCGTGCAAGCCCCCAGCCAAGAGGGTTGGGTTATCTGCACTAATGACGGCCTGGAGGCCGGTCATCTCGTTGCCAAGCGTATCTTCCAGCACCAAGTAATCGCCATCTGCTGAGCCAGAGACAGTCCCTGTCCAGGTGACGGACGTGGTGGCCGTGGAGACCGCCCCACGCGTAACTACGATGGAATTACCCAAGACTGTCGCGTTATCCGACGCGTCAATGAGATCGCACGTCAGTGCCCCCGTGGGCAGCTGTGTGGTGCCATTGCCAAGACCGTCATCCACTGGCGCTGGCGTCGCGTTATCGGCGCCGGTCCAGTAGGCCAACGCGCCCGTGCCGTCACCGTTGAGCTGACGGTTGATCCCACGCTTGGTATCCGTCATGACATACTTCATTTCGGCTTCCAGCGCCTTCAAGAATGCGCCCTTGTTGGACTTCGTCGCGGCAATCGCCTTGCCGGAGACGTTAATTCTCGAATAGAGCTGCTTCACGGGAACGACCGCCCTCACAAAGCCCTGCTGACCGGCAGTCGGCAACGTCGCGCCTTCGGACTTTCCGATCGCCGCTGCGTTGTTTCGCGTCCGGTGCACCGCGACAACAAAGTTGCCACCTTCGACCGGGGTAATATCTTTCTCAATCGCCTTGAGAAGTGGGGTCGCATTGTTGAGCATCTCCTGCAACGCGGGCAGGTAGACCTCTTTTAGAATCGGGGTTGCGGCAGTATAATCAAATGCCATAATTTATAAACTCCACGCGAACACGGTTCGCACGATAGACAACCTTAGTTGTCAAGGTAAGCAGCAGCTCGCTGTTCCAAACTCTTCCAATCAAGCTTGCCATCCTTCCGCATAAAACTTCCGGGTTTGGTTTGCTCAGATGGGGGAACAGGCGAACCAGATGGTGGTCCCATTTTGGCACGGGCCTTCGCGACCTCTTGCCGTTTGATGTGATCCGTACTTGTAGCCCGTACCCGATCAGACCATTCCTTCGCCACTGTTTCTGTGTAGTCAATGGCTTGGTCAATAGACTGTGGGTCAAGCTGTGCAACTTGGTATCGAATAGATTCTTCTGCGTAGGGAATAACATCCCGCAGAAATTTATAATCATCCTTTTCCAACGTCGCATTAAGTCCAGCCGTAAATCGATGCGCATCAGCCTGTTGAATCTGTTCATTCTTCAGCTCTTGCCCAGCGTTCTGCAACTGCGACATAAATTGCTGCTGCTGCTGAGTTTGCTGTGTCGAGAGCTGTTGCTGAAACGCGGCGAGTGATTGCTGTACTTCTCCGAGCGTGGCAATCTCATTTGGATCAGATGGTTTCTCCGATGTCACGTCCTTTGTTGGACGAGCAGCGGTTTGCATTTGCTCCTGCGCATAGGCAATCATTTCTGCCTGTCGCTGGAGTTCAGCAGCCCGTTGCGTAAACACCTGTTCCGCTTCCTGACGCTGTTGGGACAGCGTTTGCATACGTCTTGTAAACGCAGCTTCTCGTTGAATCCCGCCCTTGTATTCCGCGTAGGGGACGGTTTCTTCGACGCCATCAATTTTGACACGCACAAGCGCATCGTCAGGAATATCTACAACTTGATCATGAGATCCGGTTACAGTCGGTGTGCCTGCAAGTGCCGAATCCGGGAGGTCAGAGGGTGCAGATGTGGCAACATCCTGGAGCGGTTCCGCCGTATCCGCTGTCGGATCTGCCATATGTTCCATTGCTTTCTCATGGAGTGAGTTGAAGTCAATGGTTGAGGGTTGCAACGAATCGGGAGTGCTAATTACATCAGACATACAAAAACGCGAGCTAGTGGCGAAGAACACGCCGTGCTAGAAACCCATCCTCTGGCTGCGCGGCCACTAAGGAGGGACATCATCGAAAGGTGGGGAAAGTCTGTCAGGATGATGCCACTGACCTGGACTTACGCCGGGGCTCGGCTAGGCTACGCGTGCCCCGTAGAGTTCGTTCACAATAAATTCTTTTAGCATGGCGTCTTCTTGACGCCGTTGCTTGTAATAGATATCCACTGTGCCTGTGATCGCAACACTGCTGGGAGCGGACTCCAGGGAGAAATCAAATTCGAACTGATTCGTCCCGGTTGCACTTAGCCAGATCGGGTCTGTCGTTTGCGCAACGCGCCCTTGCGCCCAGTGTTTGCCCTTCACCTGTAACGGTGGCACAACCACCGTTTTCAGCTTGACCCGCGCAATCGATTGTGCGAGAACGTCTCGGTAATCTAGCGCCGGTGTCGCTACTGTGGGGACTGGATCGATAACGGGGGTTGTGGCTCCCGTTCCGGCTGGTGGTTGGCCAAGTTCTTCAAGGATCGCGTTGCCGCGGTTGACAAACTTGGTGTATCCGGCAAGATCGACAACATTGTGTCCACCTTGCTGCCGTCTTGATGCTGCGGTAGTGGTTCCCGTTGCCGCTACAAGAGACGCACTTGAGTCAAGTGCGACAACAGCATTATACCCTGTTGATGATATAATGTCAAGCGACGATGCGGCCCCTGTGAGCGCGCCTGTGGCACTAAAGGTTTCAAGGCCTGTCCCGGCAAGGATCGCCGCCGAGGTCGTCAGGGCTCCAGAGGCACTAAAGGTCTCTACAGCAGTCCCTGCGAGACTGGCAGCGGCGCCCGTCAGTGCGGCGGTCGCACTAAATGTCCCTAGCCCTGTGCCACTGACACTGGATGCGGCGGTGGTGAGCCCGACGGTGCCATGTGTCGCTGCATTGATGCCTGTCGCCGCTAAGGCGGGAAGTCCAAACCCTTGCGCGTCAAGTTTAAATTCGTTTAATCGGGCGGTATCAAATAGTGCCCGAGTCGAGGTGCCGACAGCCGCAGTTCCTTCTGCCACTAGACGAGTTCACGAACGGTGTTGCCGTGCGTCAGGGTGTCGTCCATGTGTCCGTCGCTGGGTTATAGACATCGCCACCCTGCACCGGCGGTGACACGCTGGTCGTGTCGATAAATAGATAGCTCGAATCAGGCTCAACTGGCATGTCGGCGTCGATCCCGACCCATGTCGCGTAGCACACATAGTCGCTGGTTTTGGTTTGCGCTTGTGTTTTCATGCGAGTAGCTCTTTCTCTTTCTCTGCGTGCGGCAGTAGTGCCGCTTGTATATCGACCGCATCGTCATCGAGCGCACGTTGAATGCCCTCTGTGACGTGCGCTGGTGCGCCGGTCAACACCCAACGACCGTTCTCTAGCGTCAATTTACCGTGGATAGACCCATGGAAAGGCTCCAACGCGGTGCCGGTAATATCCATTATGGCCTTCTCCATTGTTGGCCGAACAAATCGGGACGAACTCTGATTTGCGTCGATCTCT